CAAAAACGAGCCGCTTGACGGCGGCGACCACGCGATTAACGCGTGGCAATACGCGTGGATGCCGCACAGCGGGCGGATAGGGAAGCCGTGGCGAGGATAACACGGGCGGGGCAAAGTTTGCCCCCTCTTAATAATGAAGCAAAAGGAGGTTTTTGGCAATGAATTGGTTTCGCAAAACAAAGGCAAAGCAACTGCCGGGTGGCGCTATGCGGCAGTCGATTATGATTGAACCATCCGGCATATTTGATGATGAGGTGCTGCAAAACCGGCTTTGGTACCGTGGCGTACCGGCGGAGCTGCATCAGTATTACACGCAATATGACGACCGCGCGGGGAATTCATCCTTCTGGGGCGCATCGTCGAGCCGGGGGATTACGTTCCGCAAGCTGCATAGCGGTTTACCGGCGCTGGTTGTGGATTCTCTTTCGGATCTGGTCTGCTCGGAGCTGCTGGCGATTCGTGTGGGGAATGACCGGCAGGCAGATTGGGATTGCATCGCGGCAGAAAATCATTTTACGCAACTGCTGCAAAAGGCGGTGCGGACAGTGCTTGTGGAGGGCGACGGCGCGTTCAAGCTAAGCGTGGATACCGAACTATCCGCACTGCCGATGATATCGTTCCACGGCAGCGGCGATGTGTCGTTCCGGCGGAAGTATCAGAAAACCGTCGGCATTGTGTTCAACAGGCAGTTTGCCGAGGATGGCAGCGATTTCACGCTGCACGAGGCATACACGAGCAACGGCGTTACATATACGCTTGCCGACGAGAAGAACCGCCCCGTCCCCCTTTCGGCAACAGAGCTGACGCGGGCGCTTGTGCCGCTGGAAAACCCGCACGCGTTTATGCTGGCGGTGCCGCTGCTTTTCGACGAAAACCCGCGCTTTACGGGGCGCGGCAAAAGCATATTTAGCGGCAAAAGCGGTGTGCTGGACGCGCTGGATGAGTGCGTATCTCAATGGGTGGATGCGCTGCGGGACGGGCGCGTACAAACATATATCCCGGATGGGTATTTGCCGCGTGATGCGGCGACGGGCGGGCTTTTACGGCCAAACGCATTTAATGCGCGGTTTGTTTTGAAGGAAGAGGCCGCACTGGAGGGGCAAACGCCGCACGTTGAGGTGGTGCAGCCGGATATTCGCACGGGGGCGCTTTTGGAGACGTACGTGACGTTTCTCGACCTTTGTTTGCAGGGGATCATCTCACCATCGACGCTTGGGGTGGATGTCAAAAAGCTGGACAACGCAGAGGCGCAGCGTGAGAAGGAAAAGGCGACGTTATACACACGCGCGCGGCTGATTGCCGTGTTGCGTGATGTGCTGCCAAGGCTTGTTTCGGCGGCGTTGCAGACGATTGATTTAATGCGCGGGCGGGTGCCTGTGCCCTGCGAGGTGACGGTGGAATTCGGCGAATACGCGAACCCATCGTTTGAGGCGCAGGTGGAGACGATAGGCAAGGCGGTGCAGAGCGGCATCATGTCTGTAGAGGCAGCGATAGACGAGCTGTATGGGCGGAGCTGGACGGCGGCGCAAAAAGCCGTCGAGATATTACGCTTGAAGGGAGGTGAGGCGAATGAATGAAGAAAACATGGAAATGGTTGTGGCAGAGGATGTTGCGGCAGAACCGATGCCGACGGCTGCATTGGATATGGCGGCGCAGATTTTGGCACTTATCGGGCAGTTGAATGTGGTGCGGGTGCGGTGCGCGCTGCTTTTGGCCGGTGTGCGCGCAGAGCAATTGGCGCGTGCGGAGCGGCTGGTAGGGCCGGAGGCTGATGAGAGCGGCGCATTTACCGAAGCATCGATACTGGCGGAGGTTGAGGCCGTTTTGAAGGATTTCCCGGAGCTGCGAGCGCAAGGAATGCAGATACTGCGCGTGGGCGCGAAAAGCGATGATGCGGCAAGGGAAGCGGCGGTGAGCCCGATTGCCAGAATTTTCGGGAATGCGTAAAAAGCGAAAGACCTTGGGTGCCGCCCCGGCGATAGCGGCGCAATCTTGAGCCGCTATACAAAGCCCCTCGGTCTTTCTTTCACCTTTACATCTTTACATTTGAGAGGAGAATACAAAAATGGCAAATACAATCAATTACGCAACGCAGTTTTCGTCGGAGCTGGCGCAGAAATACGCGCGCGAGCTGTTCACGGCAGGGCTGACGACGGAAAACGCCGTGTTCAGCGGCGCGAAAACGGTTAAAATCCCGTTTCTGACGCTGAAGGGCTTTAAGGACCACAGCCGCAACGGCGGGTTCAACAGGCAAGATGTGCACAGCGACAGCCAGTCGTTTGAGCTGCGGCACGACCGCGACGTTGAGTTTTTCGTGGACGTAATGGACGTGGACGAAACAAACCAGGCCGCCTCGGCGGCGAATATCACAAACACATTTGAATCAGAATTCGCGATTCCGGAGACGGATGCATACCGTTTCTCGAAGCTCTATGCGGACTTTACAGCGCTTGGCAGCACAGTTGATTCGACGGTGCTTTCAGCAGAAAACGTGCTTGACGTGTTCGATGGGTATATGCAGGCGATGACGGAGAAGGAAGTGCCGCTCGACGGACGCATTTTGTACATCACGCCTGTTGTTTGCAAATATCTGAAACAGGCGGCAAATGTGCAGCACTCGATTCATGTGGACAACAACTCCGGCAAGGTGGAGCGCAATATTTACATGCTCGACGGGGTGCAGATTGTCGAAACAGCGCCGGGCCGTATGAAAACAGCGTATGATTTCAGCGACGGGTTCAAGCCCGCGACGGGTGCGCAGCAAATTCAGATGATGCTCGTGCATCCGAAGTCCGTTCTCGCGGTTAATAAGCACAGCTACATCAAGCTTTGGCCGGAAGGCAGCCACGCAATGGGCGACGGCTGGCTTTACCAGAACCGTCAATACAGCGACATTTTCATCATCAATGCGCGGCGCGACGGCATTATGATGAACGTACAGTAAAACGCACATTGCATGTTGCAACGAAATAATGTTTTTCGCGGAGGGAGGAGATGCGCATGAGCAACTATGCAACCGTTAACCATTACCGGATGCATTATCACGGGCCATTTGATGGCGACGATGAGGAATTGGCGCGATTGCTCACGCTGGCAAGCCATCAAATTGACTGCATAACGCTGGGAGGCGCTCACAAAGCGCAAAGCGAGGCGCAGCGGGAGGCGCTCACATACATATGTTGCTTGCAGGCTGATTTTGTAGATGAAAAAGGCGTTTCGCCTGACGAGTTGGAGAGCTTGAAGGTGCTGGATACATCGATGAAGCGCCGAAAGCCCGTAAACAGCGAATGGTTCTCGGCAATGGGGCTGGCGCTTTTGCGGACATACGGGCTGATTGAGAGGGTGGTCGGATGAAGCTGCCGCGCGGATTGTTCCGCACACGCTGCACGATCACACCGTTTGCGCAGGTCGATCAAACGACGGGCGCGGGCATTCCCCTGCCCTCCTTCGCAACGCGCTGCATTTGGGTTGATTCGGTAAAAAACACCTTGAAATCCGAAACGTTGGAAACATCATACGCGGCGCGGGCTGTCATTGAGGGCGGGTATCTTGCGGAAACGCAGCGGCTGTACGGCGGGCTGTTCGCGGTTCATCTACCATGCGGCCTGACGCACACATACCGCATCGGCAACATCAAAACCGGGCGCTTGCCAAACGGGAAGGTGCATCATACGCTACTGGAGCTGATGTCATGCGACTGAGATTTGAAGGCCGCGTTCTGCTTGACAAAAAGCAGACAGCGACTGTCGCCAAAATGCAGAGCCGCGCTATGCAGCTGGCCGCATCGGCCGTCACGGATGAAATCAAGCGAGAGGAGATCATGCCTTACCAAAGCGGAACGCTTTCCAAACAAACAGGGGCCTCTGCATCTCCATTCTCGCCGAACCGCGCGGCCATCAAAAGCCGTGCGCCATACGCGAAGTATATTTACAACCGCGGTGATTTCACATTCAACCGCAAGCGTAACAAAAACGCGGGCGCAAAATGGTTTGAGCCATACGTTTCGAGCGATAAAAACAAAAGCTGGCTTCATGCGTTTTGCCTGCATTTTATGCGGCTTTTGGGTAAGCATTGATTGGCACGAAAGGAGCAAGGCAAATGAATCTACACACAATACGAAATTTCCTGCAAACCATATTGCCGGTCGGCGATTTATGGTTCGGTCTGTGCAAAATGGACACCGGGCTCCGCTCGTGCCTCTGCCTGTACGATGCGCCAACGCGCGGCGAGCGGTATGCTGCCATCGGCGGGTATGACTGCACGGGCTACCGCCAAAAGCGGCTGATGCTTTTGCTGCGGTACGGCACGGACGCATTGGCGGCAGCGAAATTCGCAAATGAAATACATGGCGCATTGGCGCAGGAACGCATCGTACTTGACGGGCGCAACGGATTCATGCGCCCGTCGGACGACGGGCCTGCACCGCTCGGCACAGACCCGCACGGCGTGTGGGAATATCGGATTGATTTTGAGATTTTTTATGAGATGTAGGAAAGGGGAAAATAAGTATGGGTTTAACAGGGGTTTTCCCGGTAAACAGTATACGCTTCAAGGTCGGCACAAACGGCGTTGACAGCACACAGGGCGAAATGGCAATTGTGAAAGACATGGAAACATTCGGCATATCGTTCGACAACGGCGTGGAGGAATGGAAGCCAATCGACCAAGAGGGTTGGGCGCGGCGTTTGATGACCGCAAAGTCCGTCACCGTCAGCATTTCCGGCAAGCGCCACTATGGCGATCCGGGCAACGATTACATTGCGGGGTTGGCGTATGAGAACGGGCAAAATGCGGCGACAACGCTGGAGATTTTGTTCCCGGACGGCGGGTCGCTTGTGATGAAATGCATCGTCAACGTCTCCGCATCTGACGGCGGCGATGCGACGGCTGTTTCGTCCTTGGAATTTGAGTGTTTGTCCGACGGCAAACCGGTTTATACAAAGGCGGGGCTTGGCGCATGAGCAGACTCTATACAGTAGACCCGGCGCTTGTGACTGAGCGGCCGGAAATCCGCATTGGCGACAAGGTGTATGCGGTTGACAACAGAATGTCCGTTTTCCTGCAAATGGACACGGCGCTGCGTAACCGCAGCGAGGCGGAAAGCGAAATAGACGTTATATTGCGCCACGCGCTCGGCGAAACGGCGTTGGAAGCGATTCACGCGCTTGATATACCCTTCCCCGCTATGCGGCGGCTCATTGTGCTTGTGATGGCCGCCGTGCAGGATATTGCGGAGGATGAGGCAGAGCGACGATTTCAGCTCGGCGCAACCGGCAAATGATTGCGGGTACGACGTGCATCACGATATGCCGCTCATCGAAGCCAGCTTTGCCGCGCAATACGGCATACGATTGCGGCATGAGCCGCACATATCGTGGGGCGAGTTTTCGCGGCTGCTGGCAGGGCTGATGCCTGAAACGCCGCTCGGGCGAATCGTTTCGGTGCGACTTGCCCGGAATACGGACAGGCTGCGAAAGCTGAGCGCGGAAGACAGGCGGATTCGCGCCGAATGGCTGCGGTTCCGCCTGTCACAAAAACCCGCGCAGGCGGATATATCATCGCTCCAGCAGGCATTTGAAGCCTGCTTCGGGCGGAACGAAAAGGGAATGTAAAGGAGGGATTTTCGATGTCTTCGGTCAATGTTGGTTCCGTTGTAATGGAAGCGTTACTGGACACACGGCAATTCCAAAAAAGCCTGTCGTCACTCGGCGACATGGCGAAAACCGGGTTCGACACAAGTGTGCCGTTTGAATCGGTCACGCCAAAGCTTCCTTCGGTTATGCCGCAGGAATTGCCAAATATGGCTGACATATTCGGTTCGGCCACCTCGCAGGCACTGAAGCTGGCAGAAGCAACCGGCCTGCTTGACACATCGCTTTGGTGTGTAGCGGATACATCCAATGTTGTATCCGCTATGACAAAGCTGACAGGGCAGGCATATGAGAAAATGTTCGGCGCGCTCATCGGCGGTACACCGCATATCGGCAATCTCGCCGCCGCGCAAGCGAACGCTTCCGCTGTCGGTATACAGTCGGCTGACAAGCTTACAAGCCACTGGGCGGCATTCAAAAACACCGCAACGGCCGCGTGCAGTGAGGTTTCGAGCGGTGCAGTCGGCGCGGCGGCGCAATCCGGCGCTATACTCGGCGCAATGCTCGCCAATACGTCAAGCCGCTCTTTTTCATGGTTCAGCATGTATGAGCAATCAGTTCTTACAGGCTCCGCACGGCTCGCCGACGGCGTACAGGCGATATGGGCGGATTCGCTGCCGTTCTGGAAATCATTCGGCAAAAGCATCGCAAACGCCGTTATTTGGACGATGAACGCACTGAATACATCTATTGTCTCATCCGTTTTCGGGTTGCTGAACCGCATCGGCGAGGCACTTGGTGGACTCGGCGCATTGTTCGGGCAAAGCTGGGGGTGGAGCGTTCCGCCCGCACCTGCCAAAATACCGTTTTTGGCACGCGGCGGCATCATCTCGCAGCCGACACTCGCCATGGTCGGCGAGCGCGGCGCGGAGGCAGTTGTCCCGCTTGAAAACAATACCGGATGGATTAACGCACTGGCAGCGCAGCTGGCGGGAACGCTTGGCGGCACACAGGGCAGCGCGCCCGCGTCCGTGAATTTGTTCATCGACGGGCGGAAGCTCGCGGAGGCGACGATTGCGGATTATCAATCCGTCGCGTCGCGCCGCGGCATATCATTGCAGCCAAGCCGGGCATAAACGGCGCATGAGGAAGGTGATACGAGAATGTTTCGATTGGAAATAAACGGCGAGCCGTTCCCCGCGCCGACAGAATACATGCTGGGCACAGAGCCTGTCGGACGGTTTGAGCGCAACGCAAACGGCGCGCTCGTCGGCGATTTGACAGCCGTAAAAACAAAGCTCAGCTGTCGCTGGGGCATTTTGTCCGGCACGGATTACGCGCGGCTGCTCACTTGCGCCAACGCATATTTTGTGCCGGTCACATACACAAGTGCAGACGGCGGCGTGGTTACAAAGGAAATGGCGGTTCAATTGCAGGACGCCTCGCTCAAGCTGCACCAAAACACAGAAGGCACGCATTGGAGCGGCGCGGCATGTACATTGACAGAGCGCTGAACAAACCGCAAACCCTGCCGGCATTCCGCGTCAGCGGAATGGCCGCGTGGGGAGTCCCATCCCCCCCTTCCGGGGGATGGGCGAGCGGGCGGCCCCCTTAAAACCGCCTGTACCATTCCTGCGGCATGCACAAGCGTAAAACCCTGCCGGCATTCCGCGTCAGCGGGATGCGGCCGCGCGGGAGTCCCATCCCCTCTTTCCGGGGATGGGCGAGCGGGCGGCCCCCTTAAAACCGCCGTATACCTGCGGCTATCAAAATTCACGAAAGGAGCCTGCCTATGGCAGTTTCTACAACACAAGCCTATAACGACGCGATTTATGCACCGCGGCGGCGCACTGTCGCGACGGTTGGCTTTGAACTGGCGGCACCCGACGCAAAGCGCCTTGCCGTCATAACCGCACCACCCGGAAATGATATTTCGCGCAGGAACCAATTGCTCAACAACATTGAAGAGCCCGGCGCACGCATGGCAACATTTGAACCTGATTATTGGAGGCTGAACGGCCAATTCGCATTACCTCTGCCACCCGAGTCATCTGATTTCGAGGTCGGTTGGTGGGGGCAATCGATGTCTGGCGATAACGGCCTACTGCCCGCTCCGGCCGTGATACAAGTGTCATTCCCCGCCGCGCAAAAAATTCCGGCAATCGGGATTGCGTTTGACGGAAAAACCGGCTGTGTCATTGCAGACTTTGAAATTCTTGCTGTTGATTCCGCCGGAAACACGGTGCTGCACGAAACATTTACGGGAAACCGCGCCGCATCTGTGCAAACTGCGTCCGGCGCAGAGCAAGTGCGCAGCATCACCATCACACTTACACGCACGTCGCAGCCTCATCGCTATCCGCGTGTATCCGAGCTAAGCTTCGGGTTCCGCCTGCGGTTTGACGGCGATTCATTGGTCGAGGCAGCACTTGTCACTGAAGGCGACCCATCCGGTGAAAGTATACCGTTCCCGCAGCTGAACGTTGTCATCCGAAACGACGGGCAATTCAACCCGCTGCTGCAAAACGATCTTTCCCGGTACTTGCAGCGCCGCCAGGCGTTTGAGTATCGGCACGGCTTGTACCTTCCGAATGATGATGTTGAAATGATCTATGGCGGCGCATATTATCTGGAAAATTGGCGCGTCTCCGACGAACGTATCGAGTTCCAAGCGACAGGCGGATCCGTTTTGCTAGGCACTCCATTTACAGGCGGCAAACAGTTTGATTTGCTTACAGCCGGCGCATTGGCGGAACGGATTTGCAACTGTTGCGGGCTTGATTTCCAAATCGACCCGGTTTTCTGTGAAAGCCCGCTTATCTGCGCATATTTCGGCGATATTCCCTGCCGTGATGCGCTTTCGTTCCTGTCCATCCTCTCGTGCGCGTTGACGTTTGAGGATAGGCACAACACAATTCGGCTGCAAAACCTGCTCGCTGATGAAGCGGCGACCGATACGATTGACTATGATAATATGCTCACGCCGCCAACGATGCAGCAAGGCGCGTATTACAACGGCATTCTGCTTACCGAATACACGCGCCGCCCGGATGGTGTGAATTTCGACAGTACGGAAACATTTTATCCCGCGCCGTGGCATGACGCATCGGAAACGCAATACGCGCTTGCCGTCAACCTGCCGATGTTGATTGTCAACACAAACCCGTCGCACACTGCACTGCGCACATGGTTCTTAAACCGCAAATTTGCGTTACTGCAACGGCGGCTGGTCGCGGAAGCCTCCTGGCGGCAAAACCCGGCGCAAACAATCGGCGATACAATCGCTGTACAGTGCAACAGACAAGGCGACGTGCGAAACGCCGTCGCGTATTACGAATCACTTGACTATACAAGCGGCGCGCTGCGCGGCGAAACGCGGTTGCAGCTGCGCGCTTCCGAGTAGCGTCATAAAACGTCCGTATAAGGAGGCTCCTGATGGTTCCATACAAAACACTTACAGCGGAGGATTATCTCCAATTCAGCGACATGACCGCGCTGTATGGCAGGCAATGCAGCATCGCGCAGCTGTTTCGCGAGCAGCTTGACCGCACGGTTACGCTAAGCCCGCCTGATGTATCACGCGGGCTTGACACACCAGCCTTCCCAGCGTTTATCAATGTATTTGAAGAAAACCTGCGGCGGCTTTACACGGGCTTCCGTGCGGCGGAAATAGAGCCGTCGCGCGAATGGCTCGGCGAAGAGCGCGACAGGCCATATTTATCGCATAACGATGCAAACCGCTGGTTTGATACGCTTTCTCGGTTGGCGGAGATGATCGTTCAAATCGCGCATAAAACGCCCGTTTGCAACCGTTGCCGTGCAGGTGCTGACTGCACGGTATACACCGGTTAGCGCCACTTTCCGCCGGAAACAAAGGAGCCGGCAAACCGGTGTTTACTACATATCAATTTCTCAAAGGGGGATTCCATATGCGCTCCATATTTAAGGACGAGGTGCTTTCCGCATACGAGGGGAGTTACACGCCGCGCTATCGGATTACGACAGACGCATCCGGCGCATCGTCACTGGCGCTTTTGAACCCGGTCGCACAGAGCGGCACAAAGCTGAGCGCCGGCATATTCAACAATATGTATGATTTTGACAATTTGGCCAGCCAATCCGGCCACAGGCGCGAAACGACTTTCACGCAGAACGTCGTCACAGAAACACTTTATGCCAACGGAACGAATGAAAAAGCCGCCGAGCGCGTCACGACGTTCCAGCCGGACGGATCGATTCTGACGGTGGAAACAATCCACGGAACGGACGATGCCGTGCGCGCCACAAGCACAACGACATCGTTCCAGCCGGGCGGCAAAATCACAGAGGGGGTGACGCAGCAATGAGTTGGATAGAAATCAAGCACGCGGTGAACACAAGCCTGGGTACAGGCAGCTTTAAGCCGTTGAACACACAAATTGCAGAACTTGACACAAAAACAAGCGCTATCGCCGCGTCAACTCTGCTGCAATACGGCAGCACCGTCAAAAGCATCCAGCGCGGTGTGATGTCCTTTACAAGCCAGATGTTTGAGCAGACATACAACATCGTGATTGGCACAATTAACCCGGCAAAAACAATTGTGCTGCTCAACGGCGCGGCGGGGTATGGAACAACCTATGACTCGCCGTTTATTCCGCACATAGTAAGCTTGGCAGCGAATCTTCTCGTCGTCGGCAAACTGGGGATCAATCCATCCAGAACCGCCGTCATGAGTTGGCAAGTCGTTGAATTTTATTAGGCAATTTAACAAATAACGAAATTTGCTGTCACTGAAAAATGAGCGTGGCAAGGGGTTGTTGGTTGAAACCGCCCATAACCCTGCGCCGCCACTTCTTGGATTGAACATCTCCATTTTCAGTTTTGCAGCATCCCGTTATTTTTACAAATTGCTATGTAAGCGATGCGCTAAACAGAGAAATAGACGCAGTGGGGAAACACCGTTTGCCCCAGGCGCTGTATGCCGGAAGCTTTTGCATAGGCAAAACTTCATAGCGGCTATTTCTACCTTACCCATCGTTTACGCATAAACAAGGGGGATACGCGATATGTTTTACTACGCACAACTGGATGAAGGCAATCTGTGCATCGGCATTTCGCAGCTGCACAGCGAAATGGATCTGCCGCAGCTCGTACCCATATCGGAAGCCGCGTATATGCACGGAGAATGTCTAAACCGTATATACGAAAATGACGAATGGGTTGACGCACCGGAACCGGCCATGGTTTCCAAAAGCGGCGGTTCCCCGCAGGGCGCGCCGGTGTTAACGGATGACGAAATTTTACTATTGAAACGCCTGCTCAGCGGCGTTCATATGGAAGGGAGCATGAGCATATGATAGAAACAACAGCCATTATCGCGGTAATCGTCGGTCTGTCCGAAACATGCAAGGCGATCGGAATGCCGGTGAAATGGATTCCGGCGCTGAACATTTGCCTTGGCATTTTGGCGATGGGTTTTTTCGGCGGCGACACAATTGCGGCGAACGTATTTTACGGGATTGTGACCGGCTTATCAGCCGGTGGCTTGTATTCCGGCGTGAAAAACATCGCGCAGACTGTGACAAAGGGGTAGACGCATATGACGATTCAGGAAGCATTTCTCACGCCCGGCGCATCGCATGGGCGCACAGGGCAGCCGCTTGTGCCGCGTGGTATTTTGGTGCATTACGTCGGCAACCCGGGCAGCACAGCTACGGCAAACCGAAACTGGTTTGAAAACGGCGCGAGCGGCACATTCGTATCGGCGCATTACATCATCGGCTTGCAAGGCGAAATTTTGCAGATGGTACCCGACGATGAACGTGCGATGCACGCCGGCAAATCCTATGGGGTGCAATGGGATGGCATGTCTGCCATCAACAACGCACGCTATATCGGCATCGAGTGCTGCCATCCCGGCGCAGACGGGCAGTTCAATGACCAAACCGCAACTTCGCTCATATGGCTGCTCCGGCAGCTTTGTGAAAAACACAAGCTTAACCCGGCGGCGGATATTTTGCGGCATTACGATGTAACGGGCAAATCTTGCCCGGCGTATTATGTCAAGCATACGGACGCGTGGAACGCGCTCGTGGCGCAATGCGTAACGCCGCGCTTGACCGTGTATGTAAACGGCGCAGCACAGGATATTCCGGCACGGCTCG